AGTGTATAAACTGGATGGGGCACAGTGCCTGTCAAATGCCGACTTGGGACGAAAGGGCAGAGGCGGAAGTAAAAGAGCAGTTATTTAAGAAAGCTAATCCGAAGATAAATCTTAGCGACCCGGCTATGGAGAGTAAAGAAAATGAAAAAGAAAGCAAAAAAATCGGCTAAAAAAAAGGTTGGGAGACCCACTAAAATTGATAAGGCTGTTGTAAGCAAATTAGAATATTCAGCGTCTATTGATTGCAGTATATCAGAAATGTGTTTTTATGCCGACATTAGTAGAGATACTTATTATAAGTTAATAAAAAGAGATAAAAAGTTATCTGACAGATTAACGGCATTGAGAAGTAAACCCGTATTGACGGCTCGTGAAGCGGTCACAAAGGGAGTCAAAGACAACCCAGAGTTTGCTCTTAAATATCTTGAGCGTAAAAAATCCGCAGAGTTCGGGCCGAAGCAAAAATTAGAGGTGGACGCAAAAGTAAAACATAACGTGCATACTGAAATTGTTGATATTGTTGAAAAAGCGGAAGGCAAGTAATGGCGTTCAAAGATGACTTCGCCGCCGGCTTAAAAAAGGCGAGCCTTAAAATCAATCAGTATAGACTATGTATAGAATGGGCGTTTGGGAAAATACCGGAAGGCAAAACGCTTGCTAATGATTTAAGAGTTATCTGGAACGAAACCCACGGGGATATATTCAGAATTGAATGGAATAACGACATAAAAGAGACAGCGAAACAAATAGGGTGCGCTTGGCGAAAGTATGAAAGACAAAAATGTCGCGAAGATTGAAGATAGATTCTGGCGGCTGCAGCACCTTTATAAAATAAAAGACAAGTACAAACACATCGTTAATATGAAGTTTAACCGCGTTCAGCAGGCTATTGCTGACGATATAATAAAGCAAAGGCCTATCCGGCATTTTACGCTCAAATATAGACAATCGGGTGTTAGCACATTCTGGCTGTTGTATTATCTTGATGATACGATATTTCACCATAATGTGACGACGGGGATTTTGGCTCACAAATGGGAAAGCCTTACTTATCTGTGGGATATTATAAAGTTGGCGTTTCAATATTTGCCGGATAATATCAAGCCCGTGCTTGGAGAGGAATCCGCGAAAGCCTTAACTTTTCCCGAAATAAACGGCAAGATTTTTATATCATTAAATGTCCGTTCGGTGGGGCTTCATAATTTGCACATCAGTGAGTGGTGTTTTTGCAAGGACGACGAAATACACGCTAGTATGGGAGCGACATCACCCATAACTAATATAAGCGGCGAAAGTACGGGTAACGGCGTGGGAAATGACGGCTATCTGACCTATCAGGACGCAAAGACGGGCGATAATGAATATACCGCAAGATTTTTTCCGTGGTTTATTCAGGATGAATATAGACTGCCGCTTAAAGGGCAAGACCCTAAATATATTATGCGGACGCTTAGCTCCGAAGAAAAGAAACTCCAAAAGCTAATGAAAACAGAGCATAATCTGATATTGGAGCCGGAACAGGTGTTATTCCGGAGGCAGAAAAAGAGGTCGTTAAAAACTACCTTTCCGCAGGAGTATCCGGAGACAGAAGAAGACGCTTTTATTACGTCCGGTCAGCATTATTTCAACGGGCTGAAATGGCTTGCTCTATTAAAAGAGGCCAAAGAATGGCACAAAGAAGAAAAATATCACGAAATCGGTGATGACTATGTTTGTTTCGAGCCGCCGAATAAAACAGACTTATTTGTTGGCGGGGCGGATACATCGGAAGGCGTTGATGATTATTGCGTGCTTAAAATAATTAACGTCACACAGCACAGAGAGGCGTTTGTTTACAGGGCGCGTTGCGGTATAAAGACTTTTTACAAAGAATGCGATAAATGGTGGCGAGCCTATAACTACGCATTACTCGGAGTAGAAGACAACAATACCGGGCACGCAGTGCTTCTGGGGCTGGATGAGATTTGCAGATACAGGAATTTGTATAAACGCAAAAAACCGACACGATTGAAAAAAGGCACATCTACGGGTAAAACAGAGGTTAAATTAGGTTGGCATACAGATAAAGTTTCAAGAACTCTGCTTTTAATTGATTTGAAGTATGCTGTCGAGGAGGATGACAACATTGACGTTGATAAATTCTTGCCGGAAGTTACAATATACGATATTTTCCTGCTTCAAGAGGGGTTGACATTTATTAACAATGGTGGTAAATATGAGGCAGAGGAAGGCAAGCACGATGACGACATCATTGCGAGCGGTATTGCCTTTCAGCTTTATATGGCGAATAAGCATTTAGCGAAGAAGGAATCGGGTATTAAGGGGGTTTTACTTGGCGACAGCAGGGAGACAGAAATATGAGCGAAAAACTACCGCCCGAATACCATTTATTGGCAGTAAATCAAAGGCCGAAACAGAATTAAGGTCGCCCATGTGGGCGTTAGCTTATAATTTCCCGTGGAATCCCGACCCATTATGTAGCGGAAACAATTACAATACTTACGACGAAATGATTGATGACGACCAAGTTAAGAGTGCGTTGTCAATAAAAAAAGATATGGTTGTAAACACGGGCTGGAAAATAACAGGGGACAGCGATGAAGCCAATGAATTCATAACTGATAACTTTAATCATATAAATGAGCTGTCCGGGCTGGATTCCAGCTTTGACGATGTCCTCCGCGATATGTTGTCATCATATGATTATGGTTTTTCAATCACGGAGCCGGTTTATAATATCGGGAAAGACGGAAAATATCATTATTCATTTCTAAAAACCCGTGCCCCGCATTCATTCAAATTTAATATGGATTTACAGGGGAATGTGGTTGAGATATTGCAGTCGACATCATCAAAAGGCGAAGTCGGATTCAAGCCTTCTACGTTTTTACATCACGTTTATCAGATGCAATTCGGCAATCCTTATGGAAAATCAGATTTGCGTGCGGCTTATGTGGCGTGGAAAGCCAAAAAGTTTTTTTTACGGTTTTTTGCTATTTATGTTGAGCGTTTTGCTTCGGGGACTATTGTCGGAAAATATCCGAAGAATTATTCACCCGGCGAGGTTGACGAATTTTATAAAACAATAAAATCAATTCAGAACGCGACAACAATGGCAATCCCGGAAGATACGGAGCTTGATTTTATGCAGTTGGAACGGGACGCGGGCGGCATATATCTCAAAGGGCTGGACTATTATAATATGCAGATAGCGCGCAGTATTTTAGTACCTGACCTTATGGGGATAAGCGGAGGCTCATCAAACAAGGAGCGGGGTTCGCAGGCATTAGGGCGCGAACAATTCAAGGTTTTTCTCAGCAGTATAAAAAAAGACCGCGAAAGCCTGTCAAGAAAAGTGACGATGAAATTAGTCAGGCCGCTTGTGTTAGCTAATTTTGGGGACGTAGATTGTAAATTTGATTTTGTGCCGTATTCGCACGGCGATATTGAAGATTATTTGTCGCTATGGGTTGATTTTGTCAAAGCCGGGGGGTACGTTCCCACAGACGAAGATATAGAGTTTTTCAAAACTATTATAGGCTTTCCTGAACAAAAGCGGAGCGAAAAGATTGCGAGGCCGGAAAAAAAGAAAGATAAGACCGAAATTGAGGAAGATACTTTTTCAATGGGGTATTTTCGCGAGCTTACAAAATACGAAAAGAAGGTAGATTTTGAACGGGTAGAAAATACTTTTGACAGAGGGGAACGTGGCATAGAAAGAGAGCTGAAAACAGATACAGCGCTTATTCAAAGCGGTTTAGTCAGCCAAGTAAGGGACGGCGGTTTTTTGCGTAAATTCAAGCCCGCTAAGATAGAAAAATTGCAAGCTAAAAATCTCCGGCAGATGAACACTACCCTGAAAAATTACTATGTTAATTTGTTTACGGAATCTCTCTCCGAAGCGAAAAAAGAGATATTCCCGCAGGGTGATATTAAGAAGTTTGAAATTGAAATGCTGCCGGAGGAGTTTCTTGAACTACTGAAAGTCGAGGCATTCAAAACTGTCGGGGACTATGCTTTTGAAGTAACAAAGAAAGCAAAAAATATGGTGATACAGGGAATGAAAGACGGAATAAGTGAGGCGGGAATACTGAAAATAATCAGAGAGGAGCTTTTATCAACATCAGAAACGTGGGTGCAGACCGTTGCGCGGACAAAAACGACTGAAATTTATAATGAGGCGCGAAAAAGATACTGGGAGACCGACCCGCTTGCGAAGCAGATAGTTGAGGCTTATCAATGGAGCGCGATTCTTGACAACCGGACATCAAATATATGCAGACATATGGACGGGAAGATATTTAAAATCGGCGAATTGTCGGACTGGTTAAAACCGCCGGCTCATTTTAATTGCCGGAGTATTCTCGTGCCAATAACAAAGTTTGAGGATTATGAAGTTAATCCAAAGAGTGATTTTGGTTCAGAGAAGTTGAAAAAGTTAGGCGGCGGGTTATTGTCGCCGGGGAAATAGGGGGATATGATGTATAAGAAAATAAGTTTATTGTTGCTTACTGTATTGTTTATGTATGGGGGTATTTGTGCGCAGGGGCCGTCAAGGAATGTATATATTATGCCTTCGGCGAATATGAATATAACATCTGTTGTATTATCCTCATCAGTTGCTACTCAAATTTTATCAACAAGAGCGTCGCGGAAAGCGTTTTCAATTCAAAATCAGTCGGCAAGCTCTTACGAGGTTGCGATTGCGACGTATGCGGCGGTTTCGTCAAGTGGTTTATGGATACTTGCTGCGGAGGGAGCCGGCGGCGGGCAAGATACATATAAAGATAACGTGCAGTGCTATAATGGTGCAATTTATGTGCTCGGTGCGGCGGGAATATCAACAAGCACAGTTAGGGTTATAGAGAAATATTAAGGAGGAGATGAAATGCCATATCCAGATATAGAAGGTGCAAAAAAAGCGGGATTCCCGACGACAGCCGAAGGGATTGCGTTGACGATATCACAAATAAACAAATTGGCTGATATTTATGACGCTATAAAAAAAGCGGGGAGCGCCGATAACCCTATGGCCGCGGCGTGGGCACAGTGGAAAAAACTTTACAAAAAAGAAGGGAATACGTGGGTTAAACAGGAAAGCGATAATCATACATTGCCCGAAACTTACGATATAAAAGGCGTTGAGATATTTGCGGCCGGAAATCCAAAAGGGCATACTTACACCGAACAGGATATTGAAAATTTAGTAAACGGATTTTATGAAACAAAATCCGAAATAAAACCTTATATTAAATTAGGGCACGATGAAAAACAGAAACTTGCTCAAAAGAGCGGGCTTCCAGCGTTGGGATGGATTGAGAATTTAAGGAAAAAAGGGAAAAAACTTATTGCGGATTTTTCAAAAGTGCCAAAAGTTATATATGATTTGGTTAATGCGGGGGCATACCGGAGAATTTCATCTGAAATTTTCTGGAATATACCGGTTGGTGGAAAAGTGTATAAACACTTATTGAAAGCAGTGAGTTTCTTAGGAGGAGATACTCCGGCGGTAGGGAGTTTAGAGGATATAGTGGCGTTGTATAATGTGGAGCCGTATAAATCAAATTCAAAATTTCAGGAATATGAATTTGATATAGACGGAAATAGAATAAAGGAGGCAAATGAAATGCCGGAAATCAAAGAACTGGAAAAGAAGGTTGAGAAGTTGGAGCTTGAAAAAGCCGAGGCGGATAAGGCGAAAGCCGAGGCGGAAAAAGCAAAGCAGGAAGCCGAACAGGCCGCCGCTGATGAAAAAAAGAAAGCGGACGAAGCCCTTGCGGAAAAAACAAAGCTGGAAGAGGAAGCCGCGGCAAAGAAAGAAGCGGACACAAAAGCCGAAGTTGACGCTACGGTGAAAGAGCTTGTAGAAAATAAGCACATACTGCCCGCGAGTAAAGACGCGATAACAACACTGCTTTTTGATTTGAAAAGCGCGACAGAAGTTAAGATGTATAAAATAGGCGATGACGAGAAATCTTCCGCGGATATCATAACCGACA